ATCCAAGTGCTCGCGTATTTACAGCGAAATTCATTGCCCGCCGTCCCGATAACGGGGAGTGACCAGCGCGGGAGGTGGGGTCGTGCGGTGCTCGAAGTGCGGAGATGCGCTGCCCGTCCAGACCGGCCGTGGACGGCGCCGGACGATGTGCGATCGGTGCTCGCCGTCAAGGCCTCGCCCGGAGCGCCGGCAGCCAGTTGTGGCGCTCCCCGGGGTGACCATCGGGGGCGAGATCGAAGCGGCGACCCGCGCCGAGCTGGAAGCGGCCGAGCGCGACGGCTCGCCGGACGGCGTGGTTTCGATGCGCCTGGCCCGGCTGATCGACGCCGGCCACTACACCGCTCAGGGCGCCGCGGCCCTGGCGAAGGCGCACGCCGAGGCGATGACCAGGGCCATGCGTGGCGCAGCATCCAAGGCTGACGTGGTGGACGAGCTGCTGGAGCGGCGCCGGGCCCGGCGCAGTGGCTGAGCTGGTCCTGCCGACGTTCGGCTGGTCTCCTCCGGCCGCGTCGTCGTTCGGCGCCGAGGCGGTTGACCTCGCGGCGTCGGCCGGCCTGCTGCTCGACCCGTGGCAGGCGTATTCGCTGGAGCAGATCCTCGGCGAGCAGGCCGACGGCCGGCCTGCGGCGTTCGAGGCGTGCATGATCGTGCCGCGCCAGAACGGCAAGGGCTCCGTGCTGGAGGCGCTGTCGCTGGCGTGGCTCTTCCTGACCGAGGCGCCCCTGATCCTGCACAGTGCGCACGAGTTCAAGACCGCTGCGGAGGCGTTCCGCCGGCTCCGCGCGCTCGTCATGCGGACACCACACCTGGCCCGGCGGGTCGAGAAGATCACGACAGCGGCCGGCAATGAGGCGATCGAGCTGGCCAGCGGTCAGCGGCTTCGTTACGTGGCCCGGTCGGACAAGTCGGCGATCGGGTTCACCAGCGGGAAGCTGATCCTCGACGAGGCGTTCGCGATCGACGCCGAGGAGATGGCGGCGATGCTGCCGACCCTGTCGACGCAGCCTGAGGCGCAGCTGGTCTACACGTCGTCGGCCGGCAAGACGGCGTCATCGCAGCTGCGTGGGCTGCGGGACCGCGGCCGCGCGGGCGGTGACGCGAGCCTGTGCTACCTGGAGTGGGGCGGCCGGGTCGACTGCCCGGTGGGCTGCATGCACGACCTTGACAACGAGTCGTGCGCGCTGAACGACCGGGCGTTGTGGGCATCGTCTAACCCGTCGTGGGAGATCTACCGCGACGACGGGACGCAGGGCATAACGCAGGCCTATGTTGAGAATGAGCGCCGGTCGCTGGTGCTGCTGCCGGAGAAGTTCGCCCGGGAGCGCACTGGGGCGTGGGATGCCGCACCGGCAGGAAGTGTCGCGCCGATCTCGATCAAGGCATGGCAGGCGCTGGCCGATCCCGACTCGCGCCGCGCCCCCGACTCCCGGGTGGCACTGGCGGTTGACGTGGCCCGGGACCGCCAGTCGGCGGCGATCGCGTGGTGTGGCCGGCGTGAGGATGACCGGCTGCATGTCGAGGTGGTGCGGCATGCGCGCGGCACGGGCTGGCTGGTGCCGGCGCTGGCCGAGCTCGCCGGCAAGGTGCCGCTGCTGCATGTCGAGGTGAAGGACCGGGAATGGCGGCCGGCGATCGTGGCCGACAAGCTGGCGCTGGACGCGCTGGGCCCGGAGTTGAAGGATGCCGGCCTCGAACCGTGGCTGCTGGGCGTCGCGCAGGTCGCGGCGGCGTGTGCCGGGCTGCAGGACGACGTGGAGCAGGGCCAGGTCCGCCACCTGGGCCAGCACCAGCTGGATTCGGCGGTCTCCGGTGCGAGTAAGCGTGACGTCGGTGATGGCGGCTGGGCGTGGGGGAAGAAGGCCACTGCCGGGTCGGTGGACATCAGCCCGTTGTATGCGGTGACGCTGGCCCGGTGGGCGTTCTTGAAGGCGCCGAAACCGTACGACCTGTCGCAGAGTTTCGGTTAGGAGGCCTTCGGTGGGTCGAATGGCGTCCTTGCTGCGGCAACTCCGCTCCTACCTGTTCGGTGGCGGCGGCAGCAACGCCTGGACCGGGGTGACCGCGCTGGACTACGTCCCACCGCGGCGGCAGGAGTCGGGCGGTCCGCAGGTGCGGGTGACGGCCGATTCGGCGATGCGCCACAGTGCGGTGTGGGCGTGTCTGCGGCTGCGGGCGGACATGATGTCGATGATGCCGCTGGACGTGTTCCGGCGGATCGACGGGATACAGATCGAGATGCCGAAGCCCCCAATCCTGGTGATGCCGGGCGGTGACCGGGTCGACATCTGTGAGTGGATGTACTCCACGCAGGTGGATCTGGACCGGGGCGGGAACGTGTTCGGGCTGATCACAGAACGGAACGGGGCGGGCCTACCGGCTCGGATCGACCTGCAACCATTGTCGTTGTGCTCGGTCCGCGAGCGGGACGGCGTCCTGAAGTACAAGATCGATCAGAAGGAGTACACGCCGGATCAGGTGTGGCATGAGCGGCAGTTCACGGTCGCGGGCTGGCCGGTCGGGCTGTCTCCGGTGGCTTATGCGGCGTGGTCGATCGGCGGGTCGTTGTCGGCGCAGCAGTTCGGGCTGGAGTTCTTCAACGGCGGTCACCCGAACGGCACGCTGCGGCACACAGTGCTCGACACCATCCCGCAGGCGACGATGGATGAGGCGAAGGCCAAGTTCAAGGCGGCGGTCGAGAACCGGGACGTGTTCGTCACGGGCAGGGACTGGGAGTGGACGCCGGGCGCGGCGGACGCGGCGCAGCTGGCGTTTCTGGATGAGCGGAAGTTCTCCGTCGGGGATGTGGCCCGGTTCTTCGGCTGCCCGGGGGACCTGATCGACGCGGCAGTCGCCACCGGGAGCATCACCTACGCGAACATCACCCAGCGGAACCTGCAGTTCTTGATCCTGAACCTGGGTCCTGCGGTCAACCGGCGCGAGCTGGCCCTGTCCCGGCTGTTGCCGGCACCGCGTTACGTGAAGCTGAACACCGCCGCGTTGCTGCGGCTGGACCCGGAGACGCAGGCGAACGTCCTTGGCCAGCAGATCGACAAGCGGATGCTGACCCCGGACGAGGGTCGGGAGCTGTACAACCGGCCGCCGCTGACCGAGGCGCAGATCGAGCAGTTCGAGCGGCTGTTCACCCAGCGGCGCATTACCGAGACGATCGCGCCGGCCGAGCTTGAGTCTCTGGTCACCGATCCGAACGCGCCGTCGATGGACCCGTCGACCGAGCCGGCCACGAAGTGAGGGACTGACCATGGCAGAGACGGACGGGCGCGTGCTGCGGGACGCTGCGACGCGGCGTGCGGCGGCGCTGGCGGGGATGCCTGCCGCGCAGGCACGTAAGCAGGCTCCGAACGATGGGGACCGAGCCAGGTCGGTGCCGTTCGATGCGCAGATGCGGGCGAAGCTGGTCCAGAAGGACGGCCGGGACTTTCATCAGCTCGACGGGTACGCCTCGATCACGGACCGGGCGTACGAGATGTGGGATTTCTTCGGCCCGTACGAGGAGGAGGTGGCGGGCGGCGCGTTCGACGCGACACTCGCCGCGAAGCCCGACGTAGCGTTCCTGGTGAACCACAAGGGCATCACGATGGCCCGGACGACGAACGGCAGCCTTGAGCTGGGGACGGATGCGCTGGGACTGCGGTCGTCGGCGTGGTTGAACCCGGAGCGGCAGGACGTCCGGGACCTAGTCTCGGCCATCGACGACCAGCTGATCACTGAGATGTCCTTCGCGTTCATGATCACGGATGCCAGCTGGAACGAGGACTACACCAAGTACTCGATCACCGAGGTTGACCTGAACCGCGGCGACGTCAGCGCGGTCAACTACGGCGCGAACCCCTACACCTCGATCGCGGCCCGCTCGCGTGAGGTGATGGCCGACATCGACCACCTGCCCGCCGGCGCCGCGCAGGCCGCGTTGGGCCGGCTACAGCGGCGTATCGAGCTGGCCCCGACCCGAATCCTGGCGCCCGAGCCGGAGCCGAAGCCGTCCGGCCGATCCACGCGTTCGGTGGATGCGTGGCTGGCGACGATCCCTGAGGTGCGGATCGCTGCGGCGCCGGGGGTCGTGCCGAGGACCCGGGCGGTGTCCGTGGCTGCGCAGGATCAGTTCCGGCGTGAGTTGCGCCGCCTCGCCGTGACCATGCAGCAGCGGGCCCTGTCGCCCGCCGAGACGTCGACGCTGCAGGCGCTGCTGGTGCAGCTGGCCGCGGCCGACGCCGTGTTCGACCCGATCTGTGAGGCGTTCTGCGACGTAGACGATGCGCTCGACGCCGCGCAGACCAGCCTCGCCTCAATGCTCGGCCTGCCCGACCCCGACCCGGATGAGGTCGACGAAGGCATGGACCCGACGGGCCCGATGGCCTGACCTGCACGACCCGGCCGCCCGGCACTCAGACCGGGCCAGGCCAGCGCAAGGACTCTCCAGCTACGAGCCGGCAGATCAGACCGGTGGTGGCGAGTGAGGCACGCCCAGCTCACCCCAACCATCGAAGGAGCCGACGTGGCAACCACGTTCGACGACCTGATCCTGTCGGCGGAAGTCGAGCAGGACCAGACCACCAAGCGGCGAGACAAGGCGCTCGCCGAGGTGAAGTACATCAACGAGCGGGCCCGCCGTGAGGGCCGCTCCCAGCTGACCGAAGATGAGGACGCAGGCGTCACCTCGGCCATGGAGAACCACACCCGCGCCGAGGAAGACCTGGTCGGGATCCGCAAGCGGATCGCGCAGCTGCGGGAGGCGAAGGCCCGCGAGGACGCCACCGACGTGGCCCTCAACCAGCGCGCCGGGGCGGTCGACAAGAAGACCACCGCGGCCAAGCCCGCCTATGACCGGGTCGCCCGGGTCGGGCAGGAGGAGCGGACCTACCACAAGGGCAACGCCCGCGGCGGCGGCCCGTTCATCCGGGACGTCGTCAACCAGTACCTGTACCGCGATATCGAGGCAGAGACGCGCCTCGTGCGGCACATGCAGGAGGAGCGGGTCGAACGCGGCCAGTACATGCAGCGTGCCGCTGGCGATGCCACGAGCGGCGCGTTCACCGGCCTGGTCGTCCCTCAGTACCTCACCGACATGTACGCCCCGGCGGTCGCCGCCCGGCGCCCTTTCGCGGACGCCATGACGAAGCTGCCGCTGCCCCCGGACGGCATGACCGTCAACATCTCGCGGATCACCACGGCGACGTCGGCGGCGCTGCAGGCCACGGAACTCACCGCGGTCAGCGCGACGTCG